TTGTCACAACAGACACTGCTTCCCATCGATCAGGGATTGCACCTTCAGACATGAAAGTATCAATGTAGTAGGTCTTCTCTTTCTTCTCATAGAAGATATCACCGGTTACATCAATAGAACGACCCACAAGCAGAGCGTCAGATGTGAACAGTACAGCGATAGCACCATTCATCTCTGCGGTCGGGTCATAACGATAACCGTTGTCTTCATTGGACAGCAGGTGATGTTTCTGACCCTGAGAGAATTTAGGGAAGCGGTTAGACGGGATAACAGGACAGTTGTAAGAAGACAGAACAAAACCATGAATGGTTGCACCGGACTGGCTGATGGTGTAGCTCTTGTCAACGATACGGTCTGCATCACGCAGTACGTTGAAGTAGCGCCACGGCATCAGGATAGCTACATCAGAGATGTCTACTTCCTGCTCAAGCTGCTGCTCCAGAGCAAACTCTACAGCCGCCATTACATACTGCGGGTTAACCAGTGCTTCGCTTTCATTGACCTCCACGTTGACAGAGAAGCCATGACCTTTCACACGAGGGTTAGTACGCTTAGCCTGAGTGTTAGCAATACCACCCAGCAGCATCTGCTGAATCAGCATTTCATCTTCCATCTTCTTAAGCTGCTTAGCTTGGTTGGTAGCCAGCTTAGGTTTCAGGCTGTCAATATCACCCTGTACATCATGCAGGTGTGCAACGGTGTTACGAGCAATAACAGTGGCATCAATTACCAGCTGGTTTTTATCGGCCTGAGTAGAGGTTGCAGCCGGAGACTGACCCGGTGCCAGAACCTGCAACTCTGTTTCACCCAAGTATTTGTTGCTTACCGTGTTAGTACCAGTAACAGTCTGAACATCGAAGTAGGACATGATGTTCTCACCTTTCAGGTACTGCTCATTTACCTTACCATTGAATTTCTCAATGAGCAGGCTGTCTACCTCACCGGAAGCGGAGACTGCAACGTTGGTCAGAGTATTCGGTGTAGACATTAATAAACCTCCTTATAAATCAAATTGATAATTTAGGGAGACATTTCTCCCTTCTATAGTGTCCAGTAAATACTGATTAAAGTCCGCGAGCCATACCAGCGCGGCGGCGAGCATCCAGTCTAGCCTGATACTCAGCAGCAGCTTTCTTGTCTGTGCCGAAGCGAGAGCTAAGGGTCATCATCTCACGCAGGTACTGCTCACGCGAGAGTGGGCCGTTGTCTTCTGATGCGGCAGCAGGTGCAGATGGTTCAATCAGGCTTGGCTTGTCATCACCTTGTGCAGCCTTACGGCGGCTCTCCAGTTCACGCACAGCGTATTGCTGAAGGTACTGGTTGCCAGATCCCATCACCGCATTGAATGCCATTAGTTCGTCATCAGACAGCGCTTCAAGTGCCCACGCCTCAAGACGGGACCACCCTTCTTCACCACCAATTTCCTTAGAAACATCAGAGAAGCGTTGGGTATTAGCTGCTTCCAACTCTTTAGCTGCGTTGGCTTCTTTTAGGAAGAAGGCTTCATTTTGAGCCTTAAGGCCTGACAGGTAAGCATCTACCGCAAACTTGCCAAAAGCATCATACAGTTTCTGCTTGGTTGCATCAGACAGCTCAAACTTGCCATCTTTGGCATAGAGTTCCTTGGCAACCTGCTTAGCATCAATACCTTTCTCTTTAAGGCTATCAGTAACATCCTGTGGTATATCTACTGTTACTTCATAGTCTCCGAAGAAGTATTGCACTTCCTCAGTGTCGGTCGTGGTATCATCTGGCTTAGATTCACCATTCTCTCCGTCATTGTCTCTCGCTTCTGAAGGTTGTCCAGAAGTTTCTCCTCTGGTGTCTTCAGCAGATTGTGTACTAGCATTGTCATCTTGTACATTAGTGCTAGTATCAGCATGAACATCATTAGTAGTAGCATCAGTTGATACCTCCTTGGTTTCTACCGGATTGTCTTCAGCAATAGGATGAGTGGTTGACGGTTCAGTAAATGAGAAAGACATTACGCCTCCTTAAGTTCTTGTTGAATTACACCCGGAATGGCCTTAGCCACACCCTCTTCAAGCATCTGTGCTTGCTGTGCTTGCATCTGCGCTTCCTGTTCTTGCTCCATCTCTTCAGTCGATTTAAGGAATGGCAGTTCAGCAGAGATTTGACCACGTACCCAATCCATGTAATCAGGCCACTTCACAGCAGCTAGGACAGGCTCAGGCCATTGCAAAGGCAGTGACATGTACTGAGCGAAGTTTGCCAGCTTATCCAGTTCAGCCATGCGCCCTAATGCTTCAATGCCTGTGATAATCACAGGGTCAACTAGGTCACTAGTGAATGAATCACCTGCCTCCAGCAGACCCCACATCGCTACTGGCGATTGCATAGTAGTAGCAAAGAGGGAATATACACCGCCCATGTTCTGCTCAATCTCTAACGCATCTCGCTGGATCTCTACAGCAGTAACACGTTCGGCATCACGGCGTGTCATCGTCTCCATCATGAATACGACACCGATACGGCGAGTGTACACCTCTAGAACCGCACTAATAGGTGTGAGGTCTGCATACTTACCTAACTGTACAATATGGATGTCTTCTTCTACACCAGTAACAACCTCACCAGTGCCAGAGTTAACAAAGTGGTCAACATCAGTCTGAGCACCCGGACGAATCAAGTACTTAATATCTGCCATCAGTGCAGCACCACGGGCAACTGCTTCAGACAGGAATTGGATAACGAATAAATCACCGGAGTAATCCTCTGCTAAAGGACGACCCCAATCCTCACCATAGCTTCGCTTCCAAGTTAGCGGGATAAATGGTAGCTTTTCTGATTTGATTTTACTTACCTTACCAACAGGGATATCATCAGCAGATTGCTTGAGTTCCCAAAAACCCTCACCAAGATACTTAGCATGTGTGTACAGCTTAATGCTGTCATCTTCCTTGCATTTCTTACCTTTCAAGCCCACCTCTACCACAGCACGGGTAGCGGGGTCAAATGTACGCAAGGACTTTTCTTGCAGTAAGATAATGTCTAACAGGTCGCCATTGGTATCACGGTTAACTACGTAGTGATGCATTGGTATTGCACTGATTGCACCTTTGCTCGGCTTGTATAGCATACAGCTGCCAGCAACAATAAGATGCTTGAATGCTTCTACTACAGCAGGCCGGAATTGACGTTGCTCTAACTCTTTCATTGCCCGTGTTTCCACTTGAGCAAAGATAGTAGCTAGCTCTGTCTTCTTCAGGCCACGCTGATTAAGAATCTTCTCACCTTGTGCAGTTAGGTCTACACGGAAGAAGGAGCGCTGTGCAGGGAATAGCACTTGCGCTAGCTTGTTGGCTAGGTGGTTAGTTGCCTGAGCACCTACACCTTGCCATCCGTTCTGCGAAGTCTCGTTATCACCTTTGTCATTCATCAGATAGGGCAAGGTTAATTTGGAGTAATGCTTCGCCCTATCAAGGAAAGAGCTACGTTTAGTGGAGAACTTCTCCCATAGCTTAGGTATCTTAGACCGCTTACCTCCATACTCCAAATCTGTGCTCTGTTTCATATTACACCTTCAAGCTAGAAGCTACCGGACGGACAAGCCCGCGCTTACCTTTTGCAGATGCAGTCGCATCATCACCACCTGCACCAATCTGTATATCTTCAGCTTCAGTCTCAGGCTTACGCTCAAGCTGCTGAGCAGGAACCTTGGCTTCAATACGCGGTGCATCTTGAGCAAGACCGACAGCCTTAAATGCTTTCTTTACAATACCCATGTGATCTCCTTAGAACTTCAGGTTATACACAGTGCCAAACTGTTCAAAGCCAAGTCGCTTATACATACGTCCGACACGTTCTTCATTAATACCAGAAGCGATAGACAGGCGAACCTCGGAACACCCACTATCGTTAGCCCATTGCTTCAAGGCTTTGATGAGGCGCATACCGAGCAGTGCCCCTCGCTTCTCTGGTACAATATAAAAGAGAATGTCAGATGCAACTCTTACAGGTGTCCAAGGGGCTAACTCGTGATAGCCAGCCCACAGAAAACCTACAATCTGCCCTTCATCTACAGCAACCCATAGGAATAAATCTTCTCTACTAAGAGATGCACAAAGGTTATGTGCGCTTTGTTCTGCATTCCATGAGGCTGAGTGGTGGGCTACAACCTTGACTTCCTCTTCCACATATTTATTCCCAAGGTTTATAATCTCAGGAATATCTAGGAATGAAGCTGGACGTATCATTGGACCACCAGTTGTGCTCTAACACAATCCATAATGTAACGCTTCACTTCATCTACGATTAATTCTTCGTGAGTCTTAGTCACCTTCGGAGAAGAAGGCTTGAGAATCATCTCAAGCATCTCCATACCCTCAAATGAAATCGTCGGTTTCTTCTTCGTCTGTACCATAGAGTTCTTCAACCTTCTCTTGGATAGCTTCTACAGAAAGACCAAGCTCTTCTGCATCAGCTAGTAAGGTATATGGCACTTCCATGCCACAGGATAAAGTTTCAAAGATAGCTTCTGCTACCTCAACTGCACGAGTTGCCTTCATGCTATCAAAAGAAATCTGGTTCATCTTTGTCATGTCTTAATTCTCCAGCTTTGGGCAGACGAATGTTGCCCTTGCTTGAATCCTGAAGACCTTTTACTTCAAAGATTTTACCAATGACATTCAATCGTCCACCGTGTTTAATATCGTGGAACATCTGTTCTGCATCTGCATGAGTCCACCCTTTACCTAACATAGCTTTGATTGTCTTGCCTCCTTTCCATTTGAAAATGAGGTTAGCTACCTTACCTTTGTACTTACCTTTGCCTTCTTCAAAGCCAATACAAGTAAGGTCATAAGTTACCTTACGGACTTCTTTAGTCTGACGATAACCTTTGTGGCCTGCTTCATAATCACAGTCCAGTTTAAACACAGCACCCTCTCGGCCTGCGTCTATTTGCTCTTGCGCAAACGCTTCAACTTCTCGCTCATTATGGCAAGGAGTAATAGGAAGGATAGCGTTGTACCCGCTAAGATGAGCGCCGATGCGACGATGTAAAGCATCGTAACGTTTGAGATAAGAAACATCAGTGAATCCATCATGGAATGCCTTAATAGTTAACATATCGAAGAAGTCAATATACAGGTTGTCTTTAATCTGCTGGCCTATGAAATCAAGTGGCTCTGTGCGATTAGGGTTAACTACTCCAGAAAGTGCTTCAAGGTAGACATCAACAGCCATAGATTGCAACTCGCCGAGATAAATGCCAGTAGGGAAAGCTGAATAAGATTCTTCCAAGGTTTCCGTGTTAGCCAGTTTCTTTCCAGTGCGTCCAAAGACACCAACGACACCATCGTTGCGAACAACCACAGCACTAAATATCCCATCTCGTTTTACCTGTGCATAACATGGAAAAGTTAATTTCTTCTCAGGTACTTCACCGCGATGTTTCACCAGCATGAATGGGTGATTGCGGTGGTCTTCTGGAAGACCTAGGAATTGGAAGATATTCATTTCACCTCCTTCATCACACCTTTAAATATTGCCTCTTTAAAGTATGCTAAGTCAGAACCATAGGCACTTAGGAACCACATTGCACCTTCATCATTGGAGGTCAATACAAAACCAAGAGGGCTTACTCTATATAAGTTACCGAAGTACCCTCTATATAGTTTACCTTCCATATTAAATATCCTCATCAATACATTCGTGACGATGCTTCTGGAATAGCTCTTTGTAGTAGTCTGCTTTCTTCAGATCTTCTTCCGTGTTGAATTTCTTCCCTGCACGCAGACGATACTTCAAAGCATTACCCATGCAATATCCAGCAAATTGCTTCTCGGTCATACTACGAGCAATGATAGTGATTGCCTCTACCCCATCGAAGAACTCGTAGTGCTTAGGCTTAGTAACCATATTGTTGTCCAACGTGCTAGGATCTTCACCTTGCAATGAGTCAACAACCTTGAAGTAAGGTGCATACCATTCGCGCTTCTCAACACCTTCTAACATGATAGAGTTATAATTAGGTTCTGCACGGGATACTTTGAATACCCCATCTGGTTTCTTGTCTAGGCTTTCACACAGTTTATTCCAGAAGGCATCTCGGTAAGCTGCACGGCGTACGACGTATTCGCCAATATAAATCTTTGACATAATTAATTCCTCCATTCACTATACAATCAAGGGCAAGCTAATACCTACCCTTTGTTCTATAGTGTCAACTAAATCTTACCAATCCAGCGATTGTCATTATTGGTCTGCATCGGGACAATGTGCGGCACACCCTCCAGAATAACCACACAACCTAATGCTGGCTTGTATTTGGACTCACGACCATAGGCAAATGCACGAGATGACTCATCAATCAAACAGCCTCCCTGCACAGCCCAATACTGTTCATGGGTGTTACGTGCATACTCCACCGACATCTTCCCATGCAAGTGACCACACACTAAGTTCATGCGCTCATGTGCTGCATCTGCTAGGACAGCGCCAGCAGGTTGATGCTTGAACGCCACCTGCTCACCATTAGGTAGCTCAAGTACATGCGTATGCTGCCAGTCCCACTGGTCGCCACCTCCCTGCGGGAAGAAGACTTCACGGTATGTGCGCAGGTATTGCACAGGGATGCCATGAGCACTGGCCTTACGGAAATGTAAGGAGCCATGATTAGAGTGGCAGATGCGCATTACAGGGAACATCTTATGTAATTTACGCATGAAGATACGAGCCTTCTCTAACTCCATACCAGCCGAATCCAGATTAGGATCTGACGTATGGAATGAAAGTGCGTGCTTGTCCGCCTCATCACCAAGATGAACTACAGTGTCTGGACGGTAACGTGCTGCCACCGCTGCCAGAAACTCTAATGTATCTGGATGCTCATAAGGTGCATGGGTGTCAGGTATTACCAGTACACTTCGATGAGGCGAGTCAGGCAATGGTACAATAGCCAAATCCTCGTAGCGGTCAGGAGTCCTGAGCTTACGTTCTTCTTTGATAGCACGGTTCGCAATAGCCAAGGTTTCATACGCCTCGCCATTCTTCTTCCGCTTTTCAAATTGTTTGGCCCAATACTTTGCAAGCTGCCTTGTAACTGTAGTCCCGTGTGTGTTATCTGAGAGAATAGACGCCATCAGGCGATAGTTGATAGTGCCATCATCCTGCTTTGCACTTTCAACTGCTTCTTCTACCTCCTTATTAGTAAACAAGTTTCTAATCTTACCCATTATTCTTTCCAAACCCTCCCGCTTACAATATCACTAATGGTAGCAGGTGAGACATTATATAGCTTAGCTAGTCGTAACCTCTCACCTTTCTTATTAGCAACATATGTTGCCCTGATAGCACGTACAACATCCCAAGTTAGTTTAGCACGATTATTATTTTCTCCTGCAAAGCTAGCACGTCTGCCTCGATCTATCATATCTTGTATGTTGTCCTGCTGTGTACCAGATATTAAGTGTGCAGGGTTTATACACCTTGCATTATCACAAGTGTGTCTAATCGCTACATCCTTTATATCCTCTATAGAAAGGCCGTGGTGCTCTGCATAGACCACGCGATGAAGTAATTGTAACCTCTTACTAGGTTTATGCCACGACCTGTAGTAACCTAATTGATTTAAGCATTTATAATGCCCGTGGTCTATACAGTCCATATCATACTCCTTTCTTTCTTGCATAAGCAAGGCGTGCCTTACGGTTCTTAGCCTCGCGCTTCTCTGCCTCCGTTTGATGTTTGTGATATAACTTATCTGTCTGAGGCGTACTATGTAACTTCCAGTATTCATACAGTCGTTCTAACCATTGAAGCTGGAAGTAACGGTTATTACCTGCCTTGCCATAACCAGAGATAACACCCTTAATCTTCCCTTCCGCACCATTGCAGCCTCGGCATACAACAGCGCGGCAGAATCCTGTCTCATGGTCATGGTCAAGTACACGGTTTACAGGTGTGACAGCTTTGAGACTGCCGCCACACAGAGGGCATTTCCAGCCTTGCTTATCCAGCAATTCCTTCTTATAAGCTGCCACCTCCGATGCTTTTAATTTGCTAACCATTCCGCATCATCTCCCCACAAGATTGGGTTCTTATCGGCTCGCCATATATCACCTTTGAATCTAGCCATGTGAGCTAGGCGACCACATTCAAGCATCAGGTCAAAGGCTTTGCCGATACGATAACCACCTCGGTAATTCTTAATCTTAACTTGTCCATGCCCGAACTTAGCCTTGTAAGCACCCAGCACTGCCATGTACAACTCTTTCTCTGTCTTACAATCTTTGAGAAGATCATAGGCATATTTAGCACCACGACCTGGTATGCCAGCATAGTTATCAATATCATCACCGATAATCATCTGTGCATAGTGGAACATGAGGCCAGCACCTTTTAGATCTTTGACTTGCCCATTAGCCTTACGGCGTAGCTCAAGCCAGCCCATAGGCTCTACCCACTTCTTCTCTTGACCCGGCTGTAGATGCCAACCGGGAACAATCATCAAATCCTTATCCAAGGAAACGATGCAAGTATCAGAGAATGCTTTATGCTCTGGACTACCGATAGGGAACTCGTTACCTGTATCTTGCTGGAAGCGGCGGTGGCTGTCCCATTGTGCGATACTCATGAGGTCGTCTGCTTCCTCTCCATCTGCCAAGATTGCACCGTGAACCTCTAAGAGATGCTCTCGCAATTCATAGAAGAATGGAGGCTTCTCGGTCTTACGTTGACCTTTATAAGGCTTGGTGAATGCTAGGCGGACACGGAAGTTAGCTTCTGATTTCGTCATGAATAACTTAGCTGCATCACATTCTGCTGCATACACCCAAGAGTTAAGCAAGGAGTTCACACGGTCACACGCTTGCTTACACTCAGGCGTATCTTTGATTGATGGGACTTGTCCTGACTTAACACGAGTTGTGGCTCGTACATAAGTCATGTCGCTGATTGTATACGCGACGATGTAAGGCAACATATCGGCATCTATTAAAGCGATTCGATTACCTTCAGTCGGCCACAGGATGAGATTATTGTCTTCCGATACTGTAGCTCCGAAGTCGAAGTTTGGTCGCATGTAGGCCACTCCTTCAAGAAGGAGGACACCGCATCATGGAGGTTCTGTCTTAACCAATAGTCATCCCATTGTCTCACCTCCACTAGCTTCTCACCAGTTTTGTAATCATAGGCAACCCCAATATACTGTCTGGTGATTGCATTGTAGCTAATGTCCAGTTCAATTCGAGATTCAATAGTCGGCATAATTCATTCTCCAATAACTATTACGCAAAAGACCCTGCCTACACTAAGGCAGACAGGGCATTAGATGAGGTGAGCGTGATAGTCAACTAGGACTAACAGAGGCTACACCTGCTATTATCAAAACTCTTCCTCTTCGCTAACCGGAGCTTCCGGTGCAGACACTTCTACTGCCGGAGCTTCAGCTTCTTCAGCAGCTTTGACTTCTTTCACTGGTTTACCAGCAGCAATCCAATCCAGATATTCAGCTACGATGTTAGCCTTACCGATCTGGGCTTTGTCAGCCTGCTCAGGGAAGCAAGCACGAGCGAACTCCAGACCAGCAGCGAAGTTACCCATGCTGTCAATCTTAGCCTGAGCTTCTTCACGGGTATCGTAAGCCTTAGTACCAGCTACCAGTTGATCAGCTTCATCGACGATAATGAAAGACTCAACGGATACCAGAGCAGCACCTTTAACAACACGGTTTACGATAGTTTCAATCTTGAACATATTAAATTCTCCTTTTGTTGGTTATGGCATTATCGCCGATTAAAATTCTTCTCTTCTATAGTGTCCAGTAAATACCGGACACCGATTTGTCTCACACGTGAGACTTTATAAAACTGTGTTCACCTGAGCAATGTCATGCGCCGGAAGCGATACGCCGTGGCGTTTCCCCGTAGCTGGGTCGCTGTAGTTCACCACGTGCTGTCCGTCGCGCCAGATGTAGTGCAGGTCGGCATATGTGTCCCCTTCAGAGAAGGAGTGAAAAGTGTTGCCGCCAAGAGTTGTAATTCCTTTCTTGCAGTGCAGGGTTACTATTTGTACTTTCATCCTTTCTCCTTAATATTCCGCGTCCTCATCCATCTCCGGTGCAGGAGTATCTTCTGCTTCAGGTACTTCCTGTGGAACAGACTCACCAGTATCCAGAGATTTACGATTAGCTGGGGTAGCATCTTCCTCGTCTTTCTTCTTAGCCTTCTTCCATTCAGGGTCTTCTTCACGAGCAGCTTTGATAATAGCTTCTACGTGAGAGCCAGCAACAGACAGGTTCTTACCACGAGGTGTCTCGTTCAGGAAGTATTGACGTACCAAGTTAGCTGGGATGTCATCAAGGATTTCTTTGGTCAGCTTGTCGAAGGTGATATGACCTGTCATAGACAGACCTTCCTCTTCTACCTGAGCCAGTACAAGCTTCTTCAACTTATCAGGCATACCGCCAAAGCCTTTCCAGTTAACATACTTGAAAGTACCATCATCATTCTTGTCGCCAGAGCCAAACATAGTTGCAGTCAGACATTCACCGATAAAATCATCGAAGCCACCCAGCAACTCTTTAGGGTCAACTGCATTCAGGAACTTAGTCAGTGTTGCCTTATCACCAGACTTCAGAGGCACAGCCATCCATTGTTCCATGCGAGAATCATCTTCATTCTTATCGTCGTCACCCATCAGGATAATCTTAACAAGAACAAAGTTTGCTGGCTTCTTAACTTCAGTGGTATTACCTTTCTTAAAGATATCTTGGAAGGAACCAACATGAATGATGCCAGAGATTACTGCTTCATGATCACCAACTTCAGGGTTCTTAAATACTTTACCTTCAGCTTTAGTAACCTGAGCACCAAAATCAAAATCACCACGTGCCATTTATTTAGTCTCCTATTGTTACACTACACAATCATAGGCCGAACTAAGCCGACCTATTGTTCTATAGTGTCCAGTAATTACTTATGAACTACCTTAATACGTGCAATAGTATCGAGAGGGTAGACATAACTAACACATTCACCATCTTCAACCTCTTGTACATTTACACTAGCCATAGTGTCACAAAGTGAAAGGCTCAATTGATGACAAGTTTCACCTTGAGTAAACTCTGGACCACGATAGGCATCTGCTTGTTCCACAGTAGTGATTGCTGTATCGTCTTCTTTAGCCAGACGAGTGTGACCTGCAACTTTACGCTGCTCTAGATCACGAAAGATGATACCTAAATGTTTAGCTTGAATCACTTCTTCCATCATAACTCCTTATTTAGTCAAGTTGTCCAGTTCTATTTCCAGCATAACAATCTCTTTCTTCAGGCTGTCAGATGCAGCTTGATTTACAAGAGCAATTGATGCCTTGTTCTCTTCAAATTCAGCTTTCAGGCTGTCACGCTCTTGCTGGTGACGTGCCAGCATATCTTCTACCTCTTTGACTTGACGTGCATTTAGTTCATCACGAGATGCATAGTAGCGGTTATGACAGTCAATCATTTGAGAACTACGATGTTCTTCAACTTTAACTTGCTCTGCCTGTACTGCTTCGATGCGAGCCTCAATAGCTTTGATAGCCTTGGACTTGAACTTATTAGCAAGACCACGAAAGTATTGAGCCACGAATACCAGAGTAGTTACCATAGACATATTTATATCTCCTATATTTATTTAATTACCTATACTACCTTATAAACCTAGATTACCTAGGCTTTCCTTCTATAGTGTCCAGTAAATCATGTTAGACTAAATAAGTAGGAATAAGTTATTCATAAAGGCCACTCGTAAGTGACCTTGAGTATAACTCAGTCGTAGTTACCATCACAATCTGGGTCAATGCCAGAGAAAGCCCAGAATACTACCATAAATAATATGACTCCAAGAATAATAAAAGATGCCTGCATCAATCGTAACCCTCCTCTTCATCAGGTATATCTAATCGCATACTTCCATAGCAAGCAAGCATAAGGAATATAAGAAAGAAGGTGGAGAATAGGCAAACAATATCAAACCTGTCCATCAGTGTGTTTCCTTCCAACTTGCACCAATCTTATACTCACCTGCCATCGGACAACGCATCTTCAGGTACTGACCTGCCCAAGTCATTGCATCGGCAATGATATGCCCTGCACGGTGATAACGACGCTGGCAATGAAGTACACCAGCATCAGCATCAACACTAACGAGATTTGCAGCAGACCACATACGTCCTTCAGAATCCACATGAACACGTTTCTCCTCTGCATCGAACACTGCTTTCACAGCAGCCTTCTCTGTTTCGAACCCTTCTAAGGTGAAAGGCAAGTCGTAGTTGAGATACAAGACCTCATCTTCAGGGACTTCCATCTGGATTTCATCGTGCACGTTAGCTATACCGCAAGGGTTTCCCATGCTATCTAAGGCCACACCTTCCTTGCGCATCACTGCAAACGCTCTGACCAATGCGTATTTCATACACAGAGAACCAGTCATCTGGAGTAGTACGTTAAGCATAGTGTGCTCTTTAAGTTCACCACCAGACATACGGATGCGACCCCAATGACCATCAGGTGCTTGTAGGTAGCCAAACTTGTTACCTTGTGCGATAACATTCTCACGAAGACGTGCAAGAGATGGTAGTTCAACCTCAAATCTTGCCACAACTTCCTCCATTTCTTCCTCAGTAACACCACATACTGCTGCAAGGTTAGCTATACCAGACCCATATAGGAAGGCATATATAAATGTCTTCGCCATGTCACGCTTAGGAAGACCAGCCTTCATTTGATTATGGGTGTGAATGTCACCATGCAGTACAATATCTTGATATTCAGGGTCATTCATGAAGTGAGACAGTACACGTAGTTCAAGACCAGCACCATCACAACCAAGGATTAGCTTACCTTTACCGGCTATGAATAAATCACGTAAAGGATACAAACCACGGGCAGGAATATTAACCACGTTACGATGACGCATACGGAACGTAGAAGTTCCAATACTAATAGCAATAGCTGGCACACGCCATTCTCCGTCATCCTTGTCTGACGTAGGCCAGCATCCGTACCTTTCGTAGTATTGCTGCGCATTGATTCCTAACTCCTTGTTAAATGCTACAGGTACAAGGCCGCGACACTTTCGTATACCAGCTTGCGAAGGCCACACCCCCTTCTGGTCGAAGGCTTCAACGTCACCACGGTTGAGGATCTGACCACGACGGGATACGAGTATGTACCATGCAGCGATACCCAAGCACCAATCAGGGACTGTTTTACCTTCACGTGCGGCTCTCTCTTGCCATAAAGTAAGGGACTTTTCATTTATCTTCCCACTCCAAGGCTTGGGTAATACGCCATGCTCATCGAGATGCGCTTGCTCGGTATCGTTAAATTCAACACCTTTCCATCCATAATCATAGAGCACTTGCTTAACTGTATCCCTGTTACCCAAGGGAATCTCTTCGAAAGTAACAGGCGAGTAAGCGCCAATCCACTTGATGCTTGGCGTGTCATTACGGTTTCCTCTAAGGTGAGGAAAGTCTTTCTTGACGCTAGCCGACCAATCACCAGACTTAGTAGTGACACTCCATACTGTCTTGCGATCTCCTCGTCTCTCTGCGTGAAGAAAGTGAGAGGGGTCAAGGACAGTAGGTATATTGTTGCTAGCTCCATACTCATTTGCGCGTTGGCATACTTCATTCTTTTCTTCCGGTTTAAAAGGTTTAGACTTGATACGCATAGGCATGTGCGGACGGAACGCTGCGACTGTCTCATCAATCTTAGCGTCCAATTCCTCGCATCGTGCTAATGCTTTATCTATATCCAGACGGAATCCACGCTCGGCCTGACGGCTCATCTCCAGCGCCACAATGGACTCCATGTGGAAGGCTGTCTCAATACCTAGGCCAGTGCGTTTATTCACGCCACGGCGTTTGTGCTCCGTCCATTCTCCGTTAAATAGCCAGAGGAATAGGTCACGGCCTATCGCCACGTCCTCGCGTACACGATGTACCATGTGGTCAGTTAGTTTAGACCAATCCTCGTTCTCCGGCTTATAACGGCCTATACGAATGCCGTGCGCCTCAATTGAGTGAGGGGCTACGTTACCCATGCCTTTGGCGTATGCTTGCGGAGGGAGGCGTCTATCGGGGTTTAACAGGCGACTCATGACCAGCGTATCCATGACGCGTACCGGACACAGGTCAGCGCGGAGTCTGCCCTTGCCGCGTCTCTCGGTATAGTTAAAGCCTTTCCAGATATCAGGGAATGCTTTCTCAAATAGAAGGCCGTCGTACCCTAGGAAGTTCTGTGAGACGATGGCTTCGCAGTGCTTAAGGAAGTTAACACCGTCAACCAATGTTCCATCTTGATGGCCTTCCCATTCTTTTAGGCGTTCTCTTGCTTCAGGGTCACGCATCTCGTATGGGTCAAAGAAGAGGAACTCCTCTGTAGTAAGCAAATCCATGCAGCAAATGATGTGCACATCTTCGCGGTGGCCATATCGGATAGCATCCAGCAGGCCTTTAGCCTCAGAATCCATCACTAAGATGCGGCCTTCTGCTTCCTTCTTCCAATCAATTGATTTCATAGATTGCTCCAAAGTATTTAACCCTATAACCAAGTCCTAATAAAGAATTAGGTGTTAGATGAGGATAGTTATATGCTAATTCATTGTGGTACTTATCAAACAAAGCAGCCTCTTTCTTAGACCTGCAATGCCCACACTTACCATCAATACGACTGCGATAACCTTTACCGCAAGAGCAAACCTTACTGACTTTAATAGCTTTCATACATTGCCTCTGTTTCGTAGTAGTCATCTGAACGTTCAGGTTTTGAGTTCATTGAATCTTGGAAATCCCAATCAGAATCATAATCACGTGGCATAATGCACCTCCAATCAATATGATGAAAGGCTGTCTCACGTGTGAGACAACCCTTTACTTATCGACTGCGTGTTACAGTTAATTTCTGGCCCATGTATTTGCCTTGGTGTGGCTCCCAAGTTGCCTCTTTGATAACTTGCTCGCGCGTCAGGCTATTCTTCTTTGCTTCAGCCATAGTTAACTGTGCAAACAGGAAGGCTTGGTTAGTAATTTGTGCTTGCAGGTCTTCGTGACCATCAAACATCTTAAGACTGTGTTTATTTTGCATGTTTCACCATAAAGCTGCCGATTACATTAAACTCCTCACGGAACTCTTTTTCAGTCCAATGACCGAAAAGTTCCATCTGAAAACTTGCACTAAGACTGGCACCTATTAATGCAAACCCCTTTGAAGTACCATATGTCTTGACACCATCTGGTGCTACAACTGCATAGCATTTATGAGGTCCACGCATATAATTAATACCTTAGTCATGATTAACTCCTTAGATATTCACGTAGGTTTCTTCAGTAACGATAGGTAGGTACAGTAATTCTTCACCATTTAAGATGTGAAGACCCTTCAACCCTTGCTTACGAATAATACCTTCTATAGTGTCGGCGAAATGATTATTAGCTACACGCCGTGGTGTGCCATGCTCTGTGATTGCATGGTCAACATCCAAGATTCGCACAGGCACATTTGGGTGCATCATAGCTTCACCAATTTTCACCATAGCTTGCCCTGTGGATTTACCCAATGCACGAGTATTGAACTGTGTAACACCTAATGCAGTGCCACATTGCTTAATCATTTCACTTTGAGTCTTACCAGTGATTACATTGCGACGCTCTTTCTTGAGTGTGGTTTTCTTTTCTGCCATGTACTCTGCTAGTGTTTGAGGACCAGCACCATAATAAAGAGGAGCTAGGAAATTCTTAAGCATCTGGCGAGCACATTTATCGCAAACCTCATCATGTATGCACTTACATTGATTGTTTATCTCTACAATCTTTTCAAGATATTTATGTGCTGTTTTCTTGTGGTAAGAAGCCTTAATACCATCCTCATATTCTACATGATACATGTTCTCACTTATACGATCCACTACACCACGGCAACGATAACGACGTGAGGCTTCATTGATGTTACGAACATAATCACCTGCATTCAATACTAATTTATACATAATCAATCTCCAGTTATTTAATATATACTTAATAAGAGCCTGTCTCACATGTGAGACAAGCCCGATAAATACACTAATCAGAACTCACTTTCTTCATCGAAGTTAGTCCCTTCTATAGTGTCTGGTAAATCAGGTACTTCTTGTTGCCTTGCTTCACCTGTATCAAATGACTTAGTACGAGCTTGTGGTTCCATTAAACGTCCGGTTTGAATGTCACCCTTAAGCATGACCTTGGTTCCAGTGTAGATACCTTGGTCGCGGTCTTTGACACATGAGATGTACGTGGTAGTCCTTTCATCAAGCGTTTCAGCTCTTGTATTACGCTCAATCCCCAAGGCGTAAGATGCCCAGAATCCGATAGCGCCTGAGCCTCGGAAGTCAGAAAGGATAACTTCGCCACCTTCTTCGTGTTGGGTACGGTTTGCCGGAGGACGTGTAAGGTGAGAGACAAGGAAAATCGTAACCGCATGTCGATCTTTGATAGTACCAATTCGTTTGACGCATTCATCAAGTGCACCAACCTTCCCACCAAAAGCACGCTCATCTAATTTAATCCCCGTTAAGTTATCAATGATGATATTAGAAATGCCCATAGCCTCAAACTCTAGGCAAGTTTGCTCTACCTTCTCCATAGAATAGTCACCCTCTAGGTCAGCTACAAACAGCTTCCCTGTATCAGCTACATAATCAATGGCGGCATTAGCCTCTTCCTCAGTATAGTCGAACACCTCACGGTATCCGTCTTCTTTCGGGTCATTGGTTGGCGGTAACTCAATGCGCTTATCAATCCACTTACCGATAAAAGCACGGGACACCTTGACCATCGGGTCTTCTGTAGAAATGATGCCTACAGATTCACCATGTTCTTCAATAAGATGTTTAACCACTTCGCGGAGGAACTCAGTCTTACCTACACCAGAGCCTGCACCTACAATGATAAGCTGGTTCTTACGAATACCTAGCGTTACCTTGTTCAGCTTAGGCCAAGGCCATGATAGCCCTTGCTCTGGACGTGCAGCCTTGAGCTTATCCCTTTGAGATGCGATAGATTTAATATGGCTACCAAAGACTTCATCAGATGACTTGGCATTAAACCAAGCATCAACAAACTCTTTAGCCTTGCCAGCCATCAATGCCTTGTTAGCATCTTTGCAACCAGAAGGGTATTCAAGGATATAGGATTTGCCAGGAAACAGGCGAGCCGCTTGCTGATTCTGCTTCTGCCCTACCTCATCTCCATCAAAACCCCATATAATCTTCTTAAATTGGGCGATGTGTTCACGGTTCTGTACTATCTCTTCAAGGCAAGACTCACCTTTATTGACAGACCATACATGGTAAGGCTGGCCTTCCCACTTAGTACCCTTGGCAGAATCAAGGAGCATTTGCTGTGCTGCTAGTGCATCCAGTTCGCCGCCGACAATGAGCAAGTGATCCTTTCGTCTTCCCTTGTCTAACACGTGAGACAAAGTATTCATCCCGAAAAGATCTTGCATACCAAAGAGTTTACCTAAATGACCAAACTTAAAGTCTTTAGGTAATGTGCGACACTTAGCGCCTACTAGTTCACCTTTCTCGAAGCGTGGATAGTAATGCCGTGAGACTCTACCCTCTTCATCGTGTCCGACACGTACATCATACAATGCGCAAATGTCGCCGCGAATGTGTCGGGAAACAAGATTCTTACGCTTAAGCGTGAGGAACCATTCAACATCAAGTTTCCACTCTGCTTCTTGGTCTGCCCTTTCTTGCTCATTCATGACCTCCCATCGGTCTTTCATACGCATGCCACCAAGTGCGATGGCGCGTAACTTAGGGTCGCTTATCTTCCCTTCCTTCTCCATCTCTTTGAATTGAGAAGGTGTATATTTGATATTGCCAGTAATAGGCAACTCGGTGATCTCGATGCCACCATCTGGCTTATGATAGTAAGGCTTGCCGTTATCGTGGAAATGACCACGGTTACAATAGCCAGCACCATCATCAAATATCATGAGATGATTGCCGGATTTATCGTGTCCATTCTTCTGGCAGGCAGGGCACGGGATGTTATTAATAATAGCCATTAGTTCACCTTAATAGTTCTGGGTTGGTAAGAGTCAGCTTTTCTACGCTTAGAGATAAACTTCTTTGCATCCCTTTCGGTGCAGAAGATAGCCTCTGTATCAGTATAGCCAATAGGCATCATACACGTGACCCATATTGAGCCTAATACTTTACGTTGCACTATGTAGCACTCTTGCCCGTGACTATTTAAACGCGCTGCGGTTGGCTTGGGAATTGGGCTGGGCTGGTCCGTCTTCAACCTGCTGCCGCAGGAAGCTCGACGGGTGGCCTAGGGCTTGCCGAGGTCTGCTCTTAGTGGCTGCACAAGGAGAACACCTAGGAAGCGCTAGGGCGCGCCTTAGTATTGGACAAGGTGATTGCCTTAGTGCAACCGCTTAGGGCTTACACAGGCCGTTTTAGGGCCATTCCTGAGCGTTTGACAGGGCATGAGGGTGTGGGCTATCTGTTCGTTTCGCTACGCTTCACTCACTGCTCCTCACTCACTGCTCCTCACTCACTGCTCCTCACTCACTGCTCCTCACTCCGCTTGCGCTCCGTTCACTCGCTCACGTGTACCTTAGGTTATTCCTTGATGGATGGCTTAGGTTAGCCTTAGTGGGTTGCCTTAGTTAAAGCCTTAGTGCTTAGCTTAGTATCAACTTAGTAGTGTACCTTAGTTAGTCTTAGTGCCAGACCTTAGTGATTGCATAGCTAAAGCTATAAGATGCAATTAGGTCGCGGTCGGTAGACCGCTGAGAGTAGGTAATAGTGATAAGATGCAGTAGGAGGAACACCCTAAACCTAGCCAATCTAGCCTATCCTAGCTCTGTATCTATTGTTACACAGGCCGTTTTAGGGCCATTCCTGAGCGTTTGACAGGGCATGAGGGTGTGGGCCATAGATACATGCTGTGCATAAGAGGGCTAACAGTAGGTCTTTCATGTTACCTCATTTGATTACACTAAGTCGAATCCATTGGGTTGCTTCAGGTAAGCCTGTACAGTTCCACCAAGAACCTTCTGGCTAGCCAGTGCAGACTCTTCAGTGTCATGTATCTTCCTGAGTACCTTACGTTTGAATGGGCCGACTCCATAAGTATGAATCCAAATCATCAAACCTCCTTTGGGTTGCACTAAGGGCCAACCTAAGCCAGCCCTTGTGCAGACTAAGTGTTACTGCTTCGCAGACGATGCAGAGGTCTTACTCAATACTCTACGTTGAACATCCTTGGCAATGGCATATGCCTGCTTAGGGTCACGTCCTGATTGAATAAGCTCTTCTGTGTTCTGGAGTACAGCAGCTTGCTTAACTGGTTTTATTAGTGGCATACATCTCCTCTAACTTGTCTAAACGATAACGAGTATAAGCAGCCTCCAAGATTAAGATTTCACTATATCTAACACCAAACTGACCTTCTTCGAAGGAGACAATGCCGAAGTCGATTGCATCTAACCCTTCGGATGCAAAAGCAGCTACAATGTCTTGTGCCAATACACCAAAGTGAGTGTGATGCACACCACTAGACATCTCTCCAATCAACTTGTACTGCTTGAAGGCAACCTTGCCCCATGCCTTTAGTACACCCTCATCAATACCTTGTGATCCATACTTATGAGTGGCATCAGACGTAATAATAGGGTCACTTGTAAGATGGATAGTAGTGAATCTATTACGAGGGCCGCCAGCAGGATACACGTTATCATTGTATGGCATGATAGCCCCGCTTTGGAACAAGTGCTCATTGGCATTATATACTGCGCGTCTAGAAGTACTAGAACCTGCTCCATGTAAGGTAATTTGCGCACCGGTATCTGCTGCTGTACCCCCTCCACCAGAGATGATGACACGTTGGGCAGTTGGGTTATCCGTTGGTATAGTCTTACCAATGAACCCATATTCACCTTCCATCAGCATCTCTGAGCGAATATTAGCACTTGTACTTGCCTTCAGGGTAAGGTGTTCGACAGTCATATCTGCGGCAACTACCTCTCCTGATAAGTGAAGTGGAGCAGGAATAGTACGAATACCATCAGTACCCATGAAGGTAGGTATAGCCTGACCCGGAGTTGCACCATATGTAAACTTACGAGATACACGATTGTCATTTGCAATCTGCATCTTATAGCAGTATATATCAGTGGGGTGTCCATGACCTTTAAATGGGTCTTTATCTTTGTTGTCACCATAAGTCATTGGGTTGAAATGGTTTTCTCCACCAAAGATATAGTAAATGTAGCTGTCTTTAACTACTACCGAACCTACACCTACACTAGAGTTCACAATGTCACCCTGATAGATTTGGTCTGTGATGTTAACCCATTCAATGTCATCTGCATTCCACTTGTTTACATTCAATCGTGCATAGAAGGTACGAGGATAAGATGCCTTGTAACGATCATCTGGTGCACCTGCTTCCCATTCATTTTCTGCACGTTCTGAACCAAACATAATAAGGTCATCTCCTACTTTAGCAAAAGGTAAGGTAGTATGATGAACATTATGTGGAAATCTTAGTGACTCCCAAGTTTGACCTATATCTCTACTACGATGCAGAGAGCTTCCTAGTCGATCGCCACAAGTACCACGAGTGATAAGGTACAATACACCGTCATAGTACTTGATGCATGGCTCTGCCGCATCTGGTTCATACTCAGATGGTATCTGACGACGAACATAATTAGATGGGCTATTGAAAGCATCAGGGAAGTAGAAAAGCCCAACTTCTCGTGGAGCTACATCACCTTGATGATAGCCCATAACAAAGCCATTGTTATCAATAGTAGCAAAGCTATGCACCTCTGTGACACGAGGGATTAGACCAAGATCTGTCTTACGCCAAGGAGATTTATGGAAAGAAGTACCCATGTGCCAACTCTTTCCAGCGTTATTCAAATCTGAAGTCTGCTGGTTAGGTGTAAGAACCGTGAAGTTGTCCTTATCTATTACTGTTGCAACCTTCATATCACCAGATACACCTGTTACCGCAGAGTTAGAGAAGTTAACAAAATCACCAACGAAGAGTCCGTGATCAGGTACATGGATTGTTGCATATCTCTGATTTGCAGCCTTAGTGATACCACCAGTAAGATGCAGACTACGAGACATAGGGCGATCCCACAATGCACAATTGGTTAGTGCGTTCTTGGCTAAAGTACGTGTTTCAATCATGGCAAACAGACGGTTGCGACATACACCCATACTCATACAATGATAGTTCACTGTAGGGTAATCTGGATGCAGATCAGTTAACCACTCTGGAGTAGACCATGTTTGACCATCGTCACCAGACTTAACCCATGATACATGCAGACGACTAACACCATGACGGTCGCTACCCATGTAAGGTGCATATATCACGTTCTCATATACAAACGCTTTGTCTTGAGGCCAAGCATTGTAATAAGGGTTATCCGTGATTTTATAGAGTTCACCATTGATAAAACCTTTACTCACATAGTAAAGAGGTTGACCTGCTAAACGTTCCCATACGAAGCGGGTGTTATAGAATCGCTCCATATCAGGTAAAGATGATACTTTGTAAGTAGCACCAGCACCGTCAATTCTCTTACCTGAAGCCATCGCTGCATTTACTGCATCTTGGTCGTTTGTCTTACCATCACCTTTGGCTCCAAAATCTTTAAGCGATACAACCTCGGTGAGCTTGTCATCCAAGTTACGCCAGATTGCACCTGCTATTTTACTCTTGAATTTAACTAATGAAGAACCTAGTCTTTGAATCATGTAACCTCCTTTTCTGAAAGGCTACCATCATGATAACCTTTAAGAAAAGTTGCGCGAAAAGCAGTGCTTACGCACTGACAATGTGTTTACCTAGAATGTAAACATCTACATCTATGTCTATTTCAACTTGTGCTGTATGGAATACATGTACTTCTAATCTAGTATCTGACACTTTAGTAATCCAAGCTGTACAAAGTGTAGGTGTACTTAATGATACAAGTGATGCCCACGAAGAATCTAAATCTCCTGTTGCAGGTACTTCTATCTCAATTTTAGTATCTTCACTTGGAACTACACCTTCAAATGTAACACGCCTTTTAGATAGTAAATTATCCAATAATGTAGCTAGTACAGTATCTCTATGTAGTAAGCCAGTTGTCTTGGGTTTAGTTAACTTAGCCATATACTCTCCTATTACTTCCCAACCCTCCCTATGAAGATTGGCTAGTAATAGGCCGCTCAAAAGAACGGCACTATCTTATCTCTTCTATAGTGTCCAGTAAATCGTAAGACACTGATACATAAACTATGTATTAATTATACCCGCGTTCTAGCGAGAGAATGTACATACCTAATTTTGTAGCGTCAGGCTTACTGAAGCAGACTTTATCGTCCACCTCGTAGACTGCCGTAAGCGTCGGCTTCAGAGGCTTCACCTTTGGATTCTCTGGTAACGCCGTCTGACACCCTGAAGTGATCAGCGAACCAATCAGCAGGATTGTCGCTAGCATGATTCGCCTCACTTTGTGCCTCCTTCTCTTCCTTCTTCTTCTTAGCGGCAAGCAGCAGGCCAATAAGACCTGCTACCACCTCTAGCACCTTATTCACAGGTGATTACTTGGCATACCACGTCAGTGACGGAACCTTCAGTACCTTCACCTAGGTCTACGCCAAGACCTACAGAAACAAGAGCAATCACCAGTGCAACCAGTGCACCTACCACTTTCTTAGACTTAAACAGCTTTTTCATTACATCTCCCTTTCCATTGAGCTAATAAGTCCGAGTAGTCCTTCCAGTCATCATAGTTGCCACCCTCGGCAGCTTGAGCAACCATGCGCTCGCACCATTCAATACATCTTACCATCGTGCACATCCCTCTCTTACATCAATGTGGGTGAAATTAGGATAAGACCCAATGCCATATTTATTGGGGTAGCGTGCTGTTAGATAGGACCACACACGGTAAGGTGTAATACCTTGTACCTTAATGTCAGCAGCCTTACCAGTAAGATGCATGGAGTTCTTAGCACCTCCCACATTAGCATTGTGCTTAGCACAGCGGTGTCCAGAAGTAATAACTACAGGAGCACCAAAGTGCTCACGTACATCTGTGACTACCTGTAGTAACTCAGCATCTACTGTGGATGTACCGCACCCACAACGGCAAGCGAACTCACGGCGCTTGAAGTGTTTGTTAAGCATTATTGACCTCGTCTTTACAATTCAGCCGCAGGTGTTACAGGGTCCGACTTCATAGTAGTTGCATCCCACTTGTCGGTGGGTTCACTCCCACGTGCAATAGCGATGTACAAGGATTGGTCTGCTTTCTCTACAGCAACCATGGCGCCTTTCTGTTTACCAGAGAGGTGTTTAATGTTGATAGGATGATCTTTCTTCTTAAGGTCTGCTTCAGCAACAATAGGCAAAGGGATTGCCGTTGCAGTGGTTTGTACAGTTTTTACTCGAAAAGCCTGACCAGTAACAGTACCTGTGGTTCCATATTCAGACATGTAACTCTCCTCTTAAGCTGGGGGTAATAGTAGTGACCGCTTTATTAGCTGTCAACCAATTGGAATCTTCTTTGCCATCAACTGCGATAGCAATAACCAGGTTAGCATGTGTATCAAGACACACCATGGCCCCTTTCTGCTTACCTGATTTGGTGGCATCATTAATAACATCACCTTTCTTCTCAACAGTGTCCTCGTAAACTACAGGAAGTATCAGGGCTTCACTCACAGGTTGTATCTGCTTACGAGCAGACTTACCTGTAAGGGGTTGTGTACTATAACTATTAGACATTCTCTCTCTCTCTCCTATTATGTAAGTATAGTAAGGAAGTAAGGAATAGGGTGTACAGGAGTACACCCATACTAAGGCATACCTATATAACCTAGGTTAACCTATATTATCCTTGTTATTTCTCTTATTATCTGGGCCTTCCTTCTATAGTGTCCGGTAATTAATAAGTCCTTGAAATCCTTGCAGAAAGTGTATTTCTGCTTGCCGATTTACTCCTGTAATTCTGACCGTATACTCTTTGCTGCATAGCCACGGAAGTGTTGGTTACTCTTCGCTCAGTGCCATAATCTCCATAGAGCATTGCCCTACGGAGGTGAGGTGTGTTCATAGCATGGATGTAATCGCGCATCTCCTGCGCTCTGAGGCGATTAATCCGTGTAACCTCGTCATAGTCTATCTGAGAAGTTAATTGCCGTATAGCGCCATACAGAGCGTCTAAGCGGTCATCGTGTCGTAGGCTGTTCTTCTCAATCGTGATGTTCGACATTTGATTGAAAAGGCTGTATGACATGCGTAGTTCAAGCGGATAGTGCTGTACCGACTCAAAATCAGACTTGACCATCTCTGCGTTGAAGATGAGCCTGTGGGCCGCCATTAGTGGCTCTAGTGTTTCAATGATACGCAACTCTTTCTGTCCGGTGGCGTAATCTTCCTCCAGAGTCACAGGCCACTCTCGTTCAAAGTATGGCTTTATAACGGCCTCAAACGCGCCATGACCAAAGTTCTTTTCAATGAATACCTCTTTAACACCTGCCTGCTTTGCGGCCTGCACAATGCGATTCAGGGACGATTCGCGGTATCCTCCCGGAACACCAAAGCACTGATACACATAAATGAATGTGCCGTGCAGGAAGACGATAGCCACACCCGTTTCATCCCCGTTCTTACCGCCACCTGCGGGGTCAATATACATAATCTTTCGGGTAACAGCACCCCACTCATAAGGTCGGGCCACAGGGCGATACATAAAGTCTGTAGGCTTATTGCCATACTTCGGTGCATCGCCAATGATGTTAATAGAGTCGTTGCTCCATGTAGGCACCACAGGGACTTCCTCTGTACCGAATGAAGTGAAGATGAGGTTGTTCAGGCGTAGTGGATAGCGGTCAGCATCCATCATGCGAGTGTTAAGCATAAACTGAAGCTGGAACTTAGCCGCACCCTGCGAGATTTCCTTCTCGATCAGCACATCATCATCATACATTTCAGGTGCACAAGGTGCACCACTATTGCCATCCAAGCCATACCCTGAGCGAAGTGCTGGGTTGTCCTTCATATCCTGCACAATCATAGGTGCAAGGGAGTCACCATAGCATTGCTCCTGCTCCACTGAGGGATAACGTGCAGTCCAGATACGAACAGAGTAACCACGAGTAGGTAGGTTATTGTAGATAGAGTTTACGTTCTGAGGAGTACCAAGGTAGATAATATCACCAAACTGGTTAATAGATTCAAACTCCTTGGTCAGTTCCTCAAGCAAGGCACGTCCTGCCGCTGTACGAGCATTCTGCATTGACTCAACGTCATCTGCTAGGATGATATCTGCACGCGCACCCTGCATACCTGCTTCGATTGAGTAACAAGACACAGAAGGCGACTTGTCACTGCCACGTAGGGTGTAATGAATCTCAAATGCCTTAACTGAGGCACGGTCCCCTGCGTAGATGTCCGGTAGCATAAACTCAAGAAAGTCTAGGCCACGGAAGATTTTAACTACCCAACCTGCGATTTCCTCTGCTCGCTTGGCGTTTTGGGATACTACCATGATACGCTTATGGGGTTCATGGATGATACGGAAAACAGTATAGATTGCTGATAGTGTAGTTTTAGCGATACCACGGGGCGCTTCGATGAGGCGATATTTATGTCCATAGAATAGAAACTTTAAAATATCGGCCTGCATACGAATCAGATGAGGGTTGCCTGCAATCAAGTTATGGATAACTGTATCTGCAAAGAGAAGCAAACCTTCCGCCGTATACGGAAAAGTCTGCTGTAACTCCTGTAGCATCTCCCATCTGGCAAGAGCCTCCGCTTGTGATTCTCTTGCCTTAGCCATCAATCCTCCTTAGTGAATTGGATGATCTTGCCACTTGATGCCTCTCGGATAGCCTTGAGGCGCTTAGATAGCTTGGACTCCTCCTGCTGTGCAGCGGGTGTAGCGGTAATACCATTATCAAGAACCCACTTACACATAGCTCCAATGTCTTTACCAGAGACTAAATGCAGTGCTGCATCTGGGTCTTCTTCTATAGTGTCCAGTATTGCCTGTGCTTTCTTATTAAAGATTTTGGTAATAGCACCATGTAGAATGCCAACCTCGTCTTCCGTAGCTGCATGTTTATTGTGTACGCTCATGGCTCCTCCTCCATAGTTTAATCTTGGTATAAAACCAGTCTCCAATTTGCAACACGGTATAAATGAATGTTGCTATTAACACCCAATTATCCCAACTGATACCGAGGAAGTACCCACCTGATACTAATGCAGGTGGCGCCAGCTTCACACCACTATCTACCAGTTCGGAGTTAATCATTGCACCTCCTTACACTAGTTGTAACTTCATACTTACGACACACTCAGGCAATGGCTCACTGAAAGTGATAGTAGAGCCTACGATTTCATAAGTATTATTAGGTTGATACAGTCCATCCAAATATACATCAAGACGTTGGAAAGCCGTTACAATGTCGATAGATTGTGTACCTTCAATCACTGCTTGTGTAAAGAGGATAGTATCCGCACTTGTAGGTGGGGTTAAGCGACTACCGATAAGCACATAAACTTCATCTCCAGCCTGTAATGGCTCGGACAGGGTTATAACATCATACCCCACTGATACTGCACCTGCTAGCTCATGCTGGAATACACCGTTTATAAACACCATAGCATCATCAAATGAGTAAGGTGGTCGAATGATTTGCTCTCCACCGGAGGCGACCATATACCAAGGAATAGTGCGATGAGATACACCAGACACCATTCCTCTCTTAATACCAGCAATCTCTATATCTTGTGCAGAGTTCCAATCAGTATGCTTCTTGTCGATAGCATCTAGCTGTGATTTATTTACTGCATCTTTTGGATTCTCACCATCAGCTAGGTCAGTAATCTTATTGCCGCCCCAGCTTACATTCTGCTTAATGAAGTACCCTTCTGGATAAAACCCATCAAGTAACTCCTGTGTAATCTCCAGTATATGAATGAAAGAACCATTTAAAGACTTCATATCCAAGGTAACACCACGGTCAAACTCAGCGTATGGATATTCTTTTTGTACTTCCCTTCGAATACGGAACTTCAAACCTGCAACGGGTGCTACATCAAAAGTGATTTGATGCGTACCAGTTAATTGCCAGCCAGATGTAATCTCAATCCAAGTGTTACCTTGAAGAGATTCCACTATCACATCTGAGGCACGAAGATAGCCTTTATCCCTGCCAGCAAAGCTAAAGGGATAGGTTACTTGCGTACCGTTGGCTATATGTTCTGTGAAAGTATAACTCATCAATCCTCCAGTTCATCTAAGCCATAACGCAATGCGTTCTGGATTCCTATTACATTAGTTAGAGGCACTAAGCGTAAAGCCCTACGTGCCACATCTACACCTTCTGTATCACCCTCTGCATATTTAGTTATAGAATCTGCTAAACGATATGCATCTTGACCAACACCTACTAGTGGTATTTGGTCTATCAAACCCTTAGTCTGAAAGCCAGCCTCATAACGGGATTGTACTAACTCAGAAGGTAGAACACCTAGGCCACCCAAGAAATCTCCACCTAGACTAAATACAGCAGTTGTACTCATCATACCCATTGCACCAAAGGCCAACCCTTTAGGCGATAACTTCTCTTCCAAATATTCATCTTGGTCTTCTCGCCCAATAGAGTTCACATAGGCTTTTGCCGCATACACTATTGAACCCAAAGCAAACCCGTAAGCTGTCTTCTTAGCAAGACCAATTTTATCGTGGCGAATCCCTCGACCAAATTGCTTCTCACCAGATACAAGAGAGAATGACTTAAGCTGTGCAAATGTCTTACCTAGTGCTTTGTTCATCCAGATACCTTCATCACCAATGAAGTTACGTTGGATAATTAGACCTGACTTACGACGAATAGCATTAGCTAAAGTTTCACCCATGGCATAAGGCATTGTATCAAAGCCAAGCAAGCCAGAACCTTTAGAGTTAGCATCATAGTGCTTCTGTAGGTTAGTCATGAACTCCTGAGTAAGACCAAGTTCCTCCAGTTTCTTCTGAGGAATAATCTTCTTGCCTTCAAGGTGGTCAATGAAAGACAAAGCTATTTGCCTATTGGTCATTCGCTCCAGAGAACCCTGTGCCATGCGGAAGAGTGATAGGTTGGTTTGAGCACGACGTATTGAGTTCATGGATTGGTCAAAGTGAGCCATCATCCCTCTTACTGTGGTTACATCACCAAACTCATCTGGACGTGCACCCTTGGTTGTTAGCCAGTTATCCTCACCAATGTAACCTACCATCCTCTCTACTTCTGCCAAGTTCTTATCTCGGAAGAAGCCATCACCGCTCCGCAAAGCCTTAGATGTAAAGCGGAATTGCTTACCTAAAGCTATAGTGGTTGCAGCAATACCAAACTCACCCATGAAGTTAGCAAGTTCACCTAGCTGTGCGAAGCCCATCTGACCTAAGCGAAGTACACCTGTAATATCACGACCACGACGCAGCATTTTAGTAGATAAAGCCTGTGGGTCTGCATCGATAGATTTACCCATAATTAAGCGAAGCCCTTCTCGCATCTGACGGATTTCTTCATCAATAGCCAGACCCGCTGCTTCATCTTTCTCTTTCAATTTAAGTCGCTTCTTTAACTCTTCAATCTTCTCTTGTGCCTTCTTGTAATCAGGCTCTGATTGACGAATCTTAGCAGACTCCGCTTCAAATTGTGCGTGTGCTTTTGTATCTTTAGCTGCATTTCGTGCATTTCGCTCTACAAGGTCAATTGCATTAAGTGCAGCCTGATAGGTAGAGAAACCTTGACGAGCCAAGGCAGCACCACCTGCCGCTTCCTTCATGTAGTTATCTGTCAACTCTTCCACGTTAGTATTCATAAAGTCACGCATACGAATGCCATTGTACTCTTGAGTAACATCTAAGCCTAAACTCATCTTAGCTCGGTTAGAGATATTATCTCTGGTTTCTTTATTATCAAGAGCTTCTACCATCTTTTCAATTTCTTCATCACTGAAGCCTGCCTTGCGCATTATTGCTTCATACTCTGCTTTAGTCTGACCAGACATAGCCTTTTCGAAACTCATACGTCCTGTCAGAGTGGCATCCACAACACGGTTTACTTGTGCACGTGCAATCTCATCAGCCACTTCCTTTGGAACCTTACGAGAACCATTCTGGTATGCACGAGAGAATAGCTCAATGATGTCCTCCTTATCGTGCATACTAAATTGACGACGAGCCTTCATACTGTCAAAAATATCAGGCATGTACTTATCATCTGCTTTAACCTTTTCAAACCCAGCTTCACCAGAGCTCTTCCGTAAAGCTAAGGCTTCTCGATACATAGCTTGCTGCCCCTCTGCTGCCATACGGATAGACTTAGGCGTAGACTCATCCATACCGATGCGTACAGCTTCCCATACCTTCTCATTATATTGCTGCACATAGTGAGAGTTAGTATGACCTGCAACCGGATTGATATTATTCTCTTTGAGCCATAAATCGAACCCATCATTGAAACGGTTCATATCAGCAGATTTCAGACGATTCAAGTTAGTATTCTGCATGAGACTAGCCGATGCCTTCTGTGCACCTAAGCCTTGCGGGGACTCAAACAGGCGAGCACCAAGACCACGTACACTTGCATCCTGAGAGGAGTGCACGACAGTACCAAGGGCAGACATAGTTCCGGCCCAGCGGCGAGGTGTCATATCAATTGCATTACCTTCCCGCTGTAGGGTTTTCAGCAAATCTTCACCTTTGCTAGAGATATCGAATGCACCCTCAGTGAGTACCTCTTCACCCTTAACACGCATCGCACCGATACTGTCATCAGCAACAGCACGCACATAGCGGTCCCCTGCGTCTGCACTGCGCACAATGCTTGCCGCTCTGTCATCCCCTTGCTCACTGAGCTTAGTGGCCCTACCACGCGCTACAGCGCCGATAACGCCACCCATCGCCATGCCCGAGCCTAGTGCCACCATAATGTCATCTAAATCACGAGTCATGTCACCTTGGACCAATACGGATTCAATAGCGGCATTACTCACGCCAGCGGCGATAGCACCACGCACAGCACGGCCTACAAGCCCAACTTTAGCTGCACCACCGGTTGGAATAGAGGCAACCCAGCCAACAGGGTCGAGCACAGCAGCACCAATCGTTGCCACAGAGCCAACCCAGCCAGCCTGCGCAATACGTTTATTACGCTCAAGGTCTTCATCAGCATTCTGAATACGGAAGTTCAATTCATCCTCAGAACGAACACCCTCAATGATTGTCTGCATCATATCCGTGCCGTATTTGAAGCGAAGAGCTTCACGTTGCTCCGGTTGGATTTCAAAGTCAGGTTGAGGTGTGAAATCAGCAGTGGCACGGTCATACCATCGCTTACCTCCAAATGCCAACCATTCATTCTGGAAGGCAGCACCTACAGCACCTAAGATGTCCGCATCAGCTTTGGCTTCAAGAACTTGCTCTTGTAACTCATTACGCTGGCGTATCGTAGGAGCCGATACCGGAGCCGCCTCAATAGAAAACGGCTCAGGAGTAGACTGGACATATCCAGCCCAATTAGTCTTAATATCTTGTTCCATAGTTCCTCCATAGTGCCTATCATAAAGACCTGTCTCACATGTGAGACAAGCCTTGAGTTAGGTACTACAATTTAACTTTACCTACCTTAGAATCTTTAGCTAACTTGGTAGGTGCAGCATCATAAACCTGATACCAACCATCCGCGCCAATAAGTTTATGAGTCCATGCCGAGACAGAACCTGCTGGCATAGGGCCACCAAATCTAACCCACATGGAGCCATCTTCACGAGTCTCCACTTCGGTAATCTTAGGCACACCACCAGCAGATGCCATATTGTAAGCCTCAGCACGTCGCTTCAGTAAGCCAGAAACACGTTTACCTTCACTAGATGCAGTACCCAGCATTTCGATAAAGCCTTCCGTAAGTTTACCAGCTTTGAATGCAGCAAGAGCACGCGGTGAGTTCTGGATTCCACCTTTACCTAAATTGTAGGTTAAATCCATCAAGCCACGTTGCTGTGCAGGATGCATCTGGTCAAACGGAATCTTCCAGTCACGAGTAGGAGGCACATGCTTCTTAGCATCTTGCTCCATAAGAGCGCGAGCCTTACTCTCTGTAAGCTGAGACATAGACCCTCGATAGGGAACTAGTTCATCGCCAATCTTAATATACCCGTTTCGCTTCTCTTCTTCCGTTAAGAAATGACCGTAACCGATAGACTCACCGTGAGCGTCTTTATATGGAGTAAAGGTTCCAGTTGCCTTATTAAAGCCAACTTTATCTTTATTCTCATCCATAGCTAGCTTGTCATAGAATTGTTGCATATTACCTCGATAGTTAATCTCGAAGTTAGAAGGCAGATTCTCACCAGAAGCAAAAGCAGAAGACATGAGGAAGTTAGCTAGTCCAAATTTACCAATATCTTTGGCAGTTGGCTTAGCTGGCATTGGTTCTTGTGCACCGATACCTGTACGATAGGGATGAACATACTCGCCTTTGTCTCGTTCTTCTACTTTCTTCTGATAGGCAGAATCCAGTAGTGAAGTGGTATCCAAAGAAGTTACAGGGATTACTCCAGAAAGAGGGCGACCTGCTGCACCAGCACGAATCACAAAAGTTCCTTTCTGTTCATTGTAATCAATGTACACATCATCCTTAGTTTCCCACTCTTGAAGCTCCTTCTTCAATTCTGGCATCTGTGTTTCTACATACCTACCAAGCGCCAGAGGGACATCGGTAGGGTTTACACCTTTCCCAACTGACATAAGCATATCAGATGCAGAAGTGTAATCACCTTTAATGAAATAGCCACCTGAAGTCTTTGCATCCTCTGATTGAGTGTAGCGTTTATTGCCCCAAGTAATTAAAGCCTTCTTGATAGAATCCATGTTACGCATACCGCTAGACCACAGCATATTGGCCTTAGCTCGTAACTCTTCTTCCGCAATAGCTTTACCTAAGTCTGACACTTCGGTTTTACCATCAAACCAGCCAGCACCAGATACCTCATCCAGTGCATCTCCAATAGCTGAGTTGAACTTCTTGTTTTCCTTCTCAGTACGAGAGAATTTCTGCTGTGCTTCACGCGCAAACCTTGCAGCCTGCAAAGGTGTCTCTCCCATTTGTAGTGCAGTGTTGTAGTTATCCATGTAGCCATTCACCGTGTCACCAAAGACACCTCGGCTCTCTTCTGGCAACTGTTCCCACAACTGACGAATAGTCATCAACTCCTGTGGTTCGCCCTTGGCAAAGTGCTCAGGAGATAGCATAGATTCCATGGCTTTGATACGAGACTCAAAGGTATCATCCACTAAGCCTTTGGAGTTCATGAATTGCAGGCGCTGCACTTCCACTGCACCACGAATAGCTTCAGCCTCTTGACTGTAAGGGTCCAAGCCACGTTGTTTGATTTGCTGGTCTGCATAAAGTTGGCTATCCTGTTTGATAACATCAATGTAAGCCTTCTTCTCTTTATCAGTCTTACCTTGGAAGCCAGTCAGGCGGTCGGAGTAAAGCTCACGTCGCATATCCTGCATTGCACCTAGCTCTGCATTCTGCTTAGCCCGTTGGCGCATCAGTGCCTCTAGCTCTGGATTAGAGAAGACAGAGTTACCTGTCAGATTATTAATGTGCTGTGCTCGTTCCAATAATTCTTCATCAGTTAAATCGCCTGCAAGGTATGATTCTTTAACTTCGAAAGACATACGAGTTACATCAGCTACATTATTCCTAGCCCAAACTGCATTACCACTAGTGATGGCTGTGATAAGCTGTGGATTCTTAGCATAAACAGAAACGCCCTTATCGTCCTTCACATACTTCAGGGCTTCAGCCATGCTAACATCCCCACCTTGTGCAAGTGAAATTGCCCGCTGGACTAACTTCTTGTACATCTGTTCAGGTAGTAATCCTTGAGTCAGACCTTCGCGGATTCGTTCCTGTAAAGCATAGCCAGAGGCCTCAGGGTCAATATTAGAATCCCAAGTAGAAGCCACTCGCCCGTCAAAGGTATCCTCACGGTCTGCTTGTTCACGGTCAAGTTTATGCTTGGTTCGTGTAGCCCAAATCTGAGGCTGCTGTTCTTGGAAGACATTAGTGACCATACGCATAGTATCTTTGTCACCTTGCAACTCTGGGTATTGCTGGAACAGCTTATTCTGCATCTCATTACGAGAATCGACCATGAGTTGTGTCCACTCGTCATCCGTTCCTTGGAAACGAGTAGCCATGTCTTTCATTCGTGCTGCTTCATCATTAGCCAGCAGTTGAGCTTTGACAAGCATGTTAGCACGAGCGCCACCACGAGTTGCATCCTCAGAGGGCATTAATCCATTATATGCCCGTTCCATTTGAACAACCTTATCTTCCTCAATCTTCTGATTAAGGATACCAGTGGTAACATCAGCTACACTGCTGGCTGCTCGAATAAGGTCTTCGATAAATCGACTACCGGAGGTAGAAGCTACGCCAGCCTCCACACCTCCAACTTGCTGAGGTGCAAAGGTCATGACATTAGGAGAAGTGGCCTGCACTTGTGGCAGACCTTGTACTGCTTGTCGCTCAATTGCCATTAAATACCTCTTGTTCCAGATGAATATGTACGAGAATCAGTTAAAGCTTTACCTAAAGCCATACCAGACTTGCTACCCATTACATAGGCAGATGCAAGACTTGGAATACCTTGAACCAAGGTACTTACGGCAGAAGGCTTCTTAAACTCACGCATCTGCATCTGTCCACCGCGTTGAATGGACTTAAGCTGGTTGGTGAAATTAATCTTCTGATTCTCATAGTTATCAATAATTGTACTCTGGTTTCTCCCTCCCTCTGCTGCCAAATCATTCAGCATAGAAGACACAGAGTTACCACCAGTACCAGTTGCACCTGCAAGTAATGCAACCTGTGCTCGCTGCTGTAGTAGTGAAGCCTGATTGCTTATTGCGTCTGCATGGTACTGTTTAGCAGCAGAGCGTTCTGCATCTGCTACTGTTTTGTATGCCTCCTGCGTAGCAATTAACTGCTGCCGCCATTGCTCCTCCTGAGCCTTCTTCATAGCTTTGGCTTCATCCCTTCCACCAAAAAGATTACCTATAAGCCCTAGTCCTTGCATACCTGCACTAAGCAAGCCTGCATTGGAGAAGCCACCAGTGGAACCACTTAGGAAACCTCCCACGGAACCTAGTAAACCTCCACCACCTGCTGCGGCAGTACCTCCAGCAGCGGCTGCTGCACCGCTACCTGCAAACATACTACCTAGAGAAGACATACCAGACATAACGGCTGAACCTATAGCCATTAGACCCTCCTTTTGGTTGGATTGTAGCTTCCTTCCCACTCAATATCACGAAGCTGGAATGTGTGAGGTGACTCTACAATAATACGATAAACAACATCAGTGCTCTTAGCTCTCAGTGGGAATCTGAAGACACCCTCTCTCGGTTCAACATAACCTACTGTATTGTTGAGAGCGCCACCTATGCGGTTTGACGCTAGCACCCTGCGTACTTTACCACTCTTCACATTCTTAACCTCCACGGAGAAATCAGGATACATATCAAGATTAAGGTGAACCAACCCCACAACAGGTACATCAATATAGGATACACGGTCTTGCCTATCTCTGATAACTACAGGTGTTGGTTCAAACTCTTGAGGGTAAATCTGACCAACAATAACCTTCGCTTTTACGTGGCTATCATGCATATCAAAGGTTGTAGACAAGGTGTTATCACCGGGGTTGTATTTGAATAGGAAAGAACCACCAATATATGAATCCCATCCGTCTATTAAGATGCAATCCAAAAGCTCTGGGTTAGTAGGAGTCCAAGGAAGCTGTTCAGACACCCATTCATCTTCTGCTTTAAAATGCTTGAAGACTAACTCTGCTTGCCTATCCATTCTGATGCGGTCATTCAAACCGTAGGTTAGTGCATCACCCATGTCCATCTTCTCCAGATATACGCCATCTCCTCGCTCAAGGAGCAGGTAAAGTAATTCACCAGAATAAAACATACCTCGCACCTTTGTACCTATAGGCCACTTCCATACATGCCATGCTGATTGTACACGGTCTGTTCCTTGCCATAACCAATCGTAGCAGTAGATTATGTTACGATACTTATCGGTAGTGACAAGTAACCTGTTAACATGGGTGCTTGCTGCCATGTTGGTAATGTTACCTTCGATGAGTTTATTCACATGACTTGTGATTGCTTGTGCCTTCTTAGTGTCACTATAAGAGTCTGTATAGAACTCTCGTACACCAGAGTAAGAACCATCATTAGTGGCAAACATTACTGATTCACCCGTTACTACTGGCTTCACTTTATTGTTCACTTCAAATGTTGTAACAGGCTTAAGCAATGCATTTGACTTCTCTAAAGGCTTATCGCCTGGCAGTATAAATTGTGACTTATCAGAGAACAACACGGTAGCGCCATCTAAGGTCACTGCATGTTTTAGCTGGTAGACCTCACTAGCATCTGAGAAAATATCAAATGGGTCAGTTGCCAATGCAGAGATAACCGTATAACGAAAGAAATCGAAGAAGTATGATGTACGAGAAGCAATAACCGCTTCACCTGCTGTAAAGCATAGGCGGTTCTGCACCATGAACATTCCACCTATTGTCTGGGGTACTTCCTCATCAATAAAAGAGGGCATAGGGTTAGTCAAGTCATCCCCTACTTTACGATCTTCCCAATCACCTTGTCTTATCTTGAATTGAACTATGCCGTCGATGATACCTGTACGTTCAATAATGTAAGGCATTGTGCCTTTATCAAACCCAAGTAATACATCAGCAGCTATTGTTTCTTTCCAAGACACAAGGTTTCCCTCTTTAGGCTCAGCTTGCAGCCAGTAACGAGACTCAGGTTTGCTGCCAGCAGGCCACACTTGTACTTTATAACCAGCAGGCGCACGAGAAGGGAGTAGGTCAGTAGAGCTAACTTTATTCTTGATAGCCACTAAGTCCTTACCTTTTGCACCATCGGTAGTTGTTACTGTGAAACTTTTACCATCGCGTCTCTTTATAAATATGCTCGTACCATCTCTTTGTATTTCATAGTCATTCACACCACTCCATTGCTGCAACTTGGAGTACAATTCAGAAGTGATACGTTCCGTTCGTATTTGTTCAACATGTTCTGCACTTCCCCCATCTGGTGTTTTAAAACTAGCAGCTGTAGTTCCATTAATTATGATAGAATAAGATGTACCGTATTGACCATATGCACAAAACACAATGGCTTTATCTCCAACTTTAGGTGACTTCCTATTACTAACTTTAACCACTTTCCTACGGTTAAGCATAAAAGTAACATCAGCTATAGTCATGAATTGCACATCTTCCCTAGGGTTAACAACTTCAGAAAGGTAGGTCATAGGTGCATCTTGAGAGGTGACATTGCACTTGCGTCCATGCTTATCAAATATCTCTGGCACTTGCCCCTTCTTTAAGGTGAAGAAATACTCTTCATCCCCCTCACCCCTGCGATAATGGTGCGTTGCCATATTATCTGTACCTTCATCCAAGAGCTTAGCAATGTGAGTTGTACCCATGCGGGATTGAGTCCCATTCACTACATCAGGGACCATGTTCACCATAGTCGTACATTGGCCATCAAGACGTACCGCTGGTGGTTGCTGGCTAATCCCTTGGATTTGCCTCCCTAATGAACCTTGTACTTCCATTAACGATCCTCCCACGGACGAAGTGCCCAACTGTCATATGGTGAATGAGAGTAAGCAGGTGCATTCTGAGAACCACCTGCCATAATACCGAACTGACGCTGCGTAGGATTATGCACAAGCATATTCAATCGCTTTTGTGACATTTGTTCTGATTGCACATCCATTAGAAGCTGAGTGGCAATCTGCTGTGCAGTGGCTAGCTTAGTCTGATCTGCATCCTTAGACACAATAAACTCTACAGCAGCTTGATAGGCAATAGCCTGCATTACACTAGTAGGTAGATGCTCATATGGAAGTAAGGTAAGTAAGGTAAGACGAATCATACCATTAGCATTCACATGCTTACGCATATCAAAGGTATGACTCCATGTAGAGTAGAGCTTACCTGCTCGCATAGTCATGGGTACTTTCTTCTCACCCAAAGCATAACACTGCAATACTGCTAGGCAGTTGTTAGGTAGATTGACTTCACCATTGGTATCAGGTGCAATCTGCCAGTTTGGTTCACGATTGAACCACCAGCCACCTCCTTTGTTGTACTGGAATCGCTGGGATACGATGTCGATCATCTTGCTTGCATCTTCTGCGTCCAAGTCACCTGAGTCGAGAGAATCCACACCCTCACGACCAATAGCTCGCATACACAAGTTTACCGCTTCCAGCTTACTATCAATAATCTGGAAGGCCACATCTTCCATCATATGACCTACTTTACTGGTTTGTCTAATTACAGGCATGAACCCTCCTAACAAAAAGAACCCTACCTACGCAAGGTAGATAGGGCATAGGTATTACTCAGCAGGTTTCATTGCAGTCGGCTTAATGTCATTAGCCATCACTGCACGAACAGCAGCAACCAAATCTTCAGCAGACAAGCTAGCAGCGGCAGCAGCACCTGCCGGGGCAGCATTCTTGACGTATACAGCTTTACGCTGTGCACGGTTCAGAGCCTGAGTGTGCTGTGCTCCACTAGTAACCTCAGCCTTCCCAGTAGATGTGTTACGCTTA